ATGCGCCTCCTGGGGAGGCGGATTTGTAGAGGAAGCTTGCTTCCGAGACTCATGCGCCTCCTGGGGAGGCGGATTTGTAGAGGAAGCAGGGAGCACATCTTTCTGGGTGGCCTGTGCCTTGGTTTTCTTCTTGGGCGCGGCGGCGACCTCTGGCGCAACATACTCCTTGCCAAAGGTCTCGGTTACCCAGGCGCGCGCCGCAGCCACAGCCTCTTCACACAAGATCTCTGAGTCCGTCCGCATGTAGGTGATATGCCCCGCCTCATAGAGACGCTGAGCGATTTTCATCGTCTGCGTGGGCTGAATGCTCATGCTCGCCGATGCCTCTTGCTGCAGTGTGCTAGTAATGAGAGGGCGCGGCGGCGACTCGCTCGTCGGGACCGTCACAGACTCCTTGACTGTTGCGAGCGTCTCATCGCGTAGATGCTCCAAATAGTTCTCTGCGGACTCCCTATCCTCCAGCTCCTCTATCATGTTGGCGTCAAAGGTAATCTTACCCGTTGTCCACTGCCCCTTGATGCGCCACGTTGTGCTGCTAGCAAATCCACGGATGGCATCCTCCTTGTCGGCCAGAAGGCGGAGGGCAGGAGTTTGGCACCGGCCCGCCGAGAGTCCTGCTCCGACATACTTCCACAGAAGGGGTGAGATGGTGAACCCCACCATCATGTCAAGAACGGCCCGCGCCTGCTGCGCATTTACCCGGTTCATATCGATGCGCCGAGGGTTCTTCACCGCGGCGAGCACTGCGTCCTTGGTGATTTCCCGAAATACGGCGCGCGGTGTAGTCGCAGGGTCGAGCTTTAAGAGCACGGCCACGGAGTATGAGATAGCCTCGCCCTCGCGGTCATCATCTGATGCAAGATAGACGGTTGTTCCCTTCCCGCAGACATCCTTAATCTGCTGGATAGCCTTTGCCTTCTCCTTGAGAAACTCATAGCGTGGCTCAAAGTCGCGCTCGAGCCCTACTGCGTCGAGAGTATTATCGAGTGCGCGCAAATGCCCCATGGTCGCAATGACCTTCCAGCCAGGCCCAAGAAAGCCCTGAATCTTGGAACACTTTGCAGGAGATTCAACGACGAGTACAGATGACATTCTAGTGCTTACTACTATTGAGTGTACGGTGAACAATTTTAGCACACCACGGTAGGTATGGCCAAATCAGGCATAACAGATTTAATTGAAAAACTTGCGGGAAAACGCAAGACGAGAAAGAAGAGTCAATCTGTTCTGACTCGTCTGAAGAAGCAGAAATCTTCTATAGAGAAAAAGGCGTTGGAGGCAGCTGCGTTAGTTGCGGCAACCCGGCGCATCGATTATGGTCGCCTTGCGCGAGAGCGTGCGAAGATTAGCGAGTTTCTGGAAAAGGCTACCACCGACTACAAACATATAGAGGAGCGCATGAAGGCGATTGAAAAAGATGAGCTGTCCAAGGTGATTACACAGGTGAGTCAGCCGCGGCGGGGCCTCTTTTGGTAAGACAAAAATATAGGCTAGGAATAGAATGGGCCAAACAAGGAGAACAAGAAGACTCCGCAGGGGCGGCGGCTGGTTCAGCGGCGAGGGGAAAAAAAGTAATGCGAATGTCAAGCGCGCGTCAAATAACGCCATAGGAAAGATTAAGGAGAGTAACGCAAAGGCCACCGTGAGAAGAAAGGCGGAGACCGCAGCAGCAAATCGCCGTGATTATAAGAGTCTCGATGCAAAAAAGGATAAACTTATTATTGATCGGCGGAAGGCTGCGGCAACAATTGAAGAGATAGAAGCGCAGCAGAAGCGGATGGTGAATGAAGAGCTGAAGAAGCAGGCAGATAAATGGATAGAGAATGCCGAGAGAAAACCAGGGTGGTTTTCTTAGTACCAATGCGCGTTCATATACTCCCCCGGGGTCCAATAGAAGCCGTGCTTCTTGTACCACGGAGCGACATGCTTTAACGGATAGAGATGTATACCACGTCGTGCGGCCTTCGCCCCGGCCATAACATGTCGGATAAGGCGGTCCCCGTAGCCGCTGCCTCTGTACGACGAGTGTACGGCAATGTAGTCAACATACCGATTCCCATGGTTGCGTTTATGAAACGAAACAATGGCGAATCCTACTAGGTCTCCTCGGCGAAACAGACCGACACTCTCTTTCGAGGCCCTGTTGCGCCATGAGGCCGCAAGGTCCTTCTTTACTGTCAGTTTTTCACGCACAAAAGAGTCCTCCCAAATGTCCCTCACGGACTTGAAGTCTTCTGCACGTAAACTTCGTAGGACCATGCTATAGTAAAAATGGGGCTATCCGGTCAATTTTATGACTGATTAATGTAATCCACAAGCTTCAGCAGCACATCCCTAAACTGGCTGCTGTGTCGGATATTATTCCAGAATGCGCCTTCATCCACACCTAGATTCCGAACAAATTCCCGCAAAGCTGGAGTAAGAGGAACGACTGGAGTGAGCGACCGAATCTTATAGTTGTATTTCCACCGTGCACCCCCATTGTTATGCCAGAGCACCTTCTCCTGCTCCTCTGCATCACCACGGGCCTCTGAGATATGAATATGTGAGTTATCATGGACCAGCAGTAAGGTGCCTGGAATAATATGGCCCTTCCCAAAGGAGGGAAGATTACAACCCACTACGCCATGTTGATAGCCTAGATCCATATCATTCTTAGAGTCGCCACCCACACTCCACGTATTCGTATAACAACAGTGCGCAGATGAACGCGGCATAGTGTGTTATAAATGGGACTATCCGGTCAATTTTCATGAGGTTACTTGGCCAGCCTGATGTTCGCGTCGACAGAGACAGGAGTTGGAGAGTCCGTGGCCACAGCAGGGTCCACCTTCTCCAGACAGGTCATGCCATAGTAGTCATAGTGGAGCTCATACCGCTTGCCGTCCTTCAGGTAAATCTCCCAGTACTCACGCCCGTCGCCAGACCCTGCGCGCCCGCAGCCCACGTACTGGCCCATATAGCGCTTCTGGGTTGGTGCCGCAAAGTAGCGGTCGGCACCCTTGTGCCCTAAAGAGTCGAGCTTGTTCTTGTCCCAGTGGCTGCGGCTGGCGAGAATCGCATAGTAATGCTCGCCCTCGATGGGCGTCAGGCGAAAGATCTCAATCTCAGTAGACATGGTGGGTACTATATGCTTTGGCCGACGACCGGCTTCAATTTTTCCCCAGGGTGCGTCAGCCTTGGTGAACTTTACTAGTACTCTCGCATAGAATGTCAAGGAAACCCCGTATACTTATCTTTGGGAACTCCCATGTCTCAGCATTTTCTGGAACCGATACGATTATAGATGACACCCTACAGACATTTGAGTCAGAACACTTTATCTATATCTGCAAGCGACTTGGCCCATGTACTGCCTATAACTTTTTCTGGAATCCAAGCTATTATCCAAAGGTTATAGAGACATTGGAATCAGCCAGCTATAAGGATGATACTATCTGTCTCTTGCTAGGTGAACTAGATTGCCGTGTACATATTGGCCTCAATTCAGAAAAACGTTCGAGGCCACTCGATGAATGTATCGAAGAAGGTGTAGATAGGTTTGTACTCTGTCTATTAGATCTGAAGAAACGGGGATATAAGGTACTTGTTATCGCCGTGCAGCCAGCCTCAACAGAGCCACCTTCTACACACCCCGAAAAACCAGTACACGGCCACTTTATCTTTCGCAACAGACTCACCCACCAGTTCAACGCCCTTCTCCAACGAAAATGTAGGATACATGGTTTCCTCTTTTGTTCCATCTTTGATATGCTTATGGTAGACGATGATACACCCAATATGGATTTCTTCATGGACTATGTTCATTTACGGGGCTCTCTAGTACGGCCGATGTTTGACGAACAACTCCGCAAACTGGTTTAGTACGCGAACATCATGCCGCCACGTCCACCGTACACCCTGAATATATTGTATGTCTCCGCCCAGACATAAATGAGGTAGCGCGGAACAGTCTGCGTCCCTGCAAACGGCTGGAGCCCGAGACGCAGATTAATATTTACAATCTTATCGAGGTTTGCCTCACCGCAATGCTGGCTCGGCGCTAAGAGACCCGATTGGAAGGCGAACGGCAGATTATACATGTACCGATGAACCCACGGCGATTTACGCATCTCCATGCTCGGAATCAGACTCCGAAAAATGGATGGCGACCCCGTCACATAGCGATACAAAGACCCTTCGTAGACCAGCTGAATCTCTGAAATGGGCTCCGAGTTCCTGTAGACGTAGCCAGGCGTCAGTTCCTGATACACGCGTGTCCCAATCTGCGACGCATTCGGCCACCATGGCGCAATAGGAGTCTCCGTCCCAGACAAGTCCCGCGTCGCCAGATGGGGCGCATTCAACCTCGGGGCCTCATAGCGCTGCGCGTAGAAAAAGAGGTTCCTCGTCGGATTGGGAATCCTCAGATAACAGTTTGCCGTGGCCCCGCCCACCGTATCTACCGGGTCAAAGGCATAATGCTGAAGAATCGGAACCTGAATATCCGCCAGACGAAATCTGTTCGCCTCCGCCCGGTCAAGATAAATGTACTCCACCATCAAGTACGTATCTCCAAGATTCTCAAGCAGCTGCGCCGTCGGCATCGTGATGCCAGGCACCACAGAGACCCGGGTGGTCTGTCCCGGATTTCCATTCAGGCCCGAGATGTCCGTGCCTGCGGCATCAAGATAGTAAAAGGGGGAGCTCGCAAGAGGAAAATACGCCTCGCCACCAGCAGGGGTGGTCTTTAGGCCCGCCGTAGACTTTTGTGCGGTGCTGACAAAGAGAGTGTTTGGGCCTCCAAAGGTGAGGCGTAGCTTGACCGGATCCGACTGGAGGGCATCTAGAGGGAGGAAGGTGCCGGCGTCGCCGCAGCTGAACCAGAAGGGGAGAGGTGTGGTAGCCTGGATCACGGTATCGCGACCAAAGAGGCCCGGATGAAAGTTGCTGGAATCTCTCGGGAGGAGTTTGTCCATCAATGATACCTTTTCGAGGGGCGTATAGAATTCATCGAGAACTTCCAGAAGTCGCCCGTCAATCCGTTCGACGCGGGTGCCTCCGATTTCTAAGGTGGCTTCTTGGAGCAGTGCATGGCCTACAGAGTTTGTCCAGCCAAAGGTGGGTCCCGCAAATGTCTTGCCATTCTCTCTACACCAGGTCATGGCCGCCTTTTGCGGCGCAGAAATATCCGGCATAGTTGTCACAAGATAGAGGCGGGATAGAAGCTGCCCCTTGTTCGGTAGAGTAATGGTCGCTGTTGTACCCAGCGTAGGGCGCGTGTCGAAATCAATGCGTACCCATTGTGTGGTAAAGCGGCCTGCACGGATAAATGCCTTTACGAAGAAGCCAATGTTCGGCTTACCCTTTTGACAGATGAATTTTGAATCTTGTAGGCCTCCGTAGACTACTCGTAAGAGTGAGGCTACCATCTCTTTTTAGAGGTTAGAGGGAAACCTTAGGTATAAGTAGGATGGGTACCATACATCAAATATGGATAGGGGATAATCCTCTTCCAACCCTATGGACAGATACAGTAAGGGATTTTGCAAAGGAGTACGACTATACATATAAACTCTGGACCGATGCTTCTCTCAAGGATCTCGGCATGGATGAGATCCCTGGGCTCAAGGCGCTGTACACATCCTTTCGAGGAGAGCTCGCAGGGCGCGCAGATATTCTCCGCCTACTGATTCTCTATACCTTCGGCGGCATCTATATTGATGCCGATACGGTCATCATGAAGCCAGCAAAGTTCCACAGATTCTTGAGCAAGAATAGGGCGGGGGTGTTTTTCGGGTGGGAGAATCTCACAGCTGATCGCACACGAAAGTTGGGGTTAGGAAAGATTCGACGCCTTGTTGCAAATGGGATTATTGGCGCCGAGGCCGGCCATCCCTTTATCAAGGCACTCTTGGAAGGAGTCGTAGAGAATTCCAAAGGAAAGAAGGAGGCCTGGAAGGCCGTAGGGCCCCTCTATGTCACAAAGAAATACATGGCACTGAACAAAACCTTTCCCGACGTCCATGTACACCCTATGCGCTATTTCTATCCGAGGGCGTGGGCGGGGATCACAGACCCCGAGCTCCATACAAAGGTCAAGATTCCTGGGGCCAGTATGCTCTTTCAGTACGGATATAGCACAAACCATTTTGATAGGATATTTAGTAAAAATAAGAGAGCTACACGACGAAGGAAGCGCTAAAAGTAGTCGCCGCGGGACCAGGGATGCTCGATTACGACTGGATTCTTCATGTAGAGGGCGAGGCCGCCCAAGATAATGCCGCCGATAACAAGGATGGAACCGAGGGCGACCGTGGCAAGGTCATCGTCGTCAGTGTTGACTGGCTTCTCATCGTCCTCAGTCTCCACTATCTCAGACTCGGTCTCATCGTCCTTCTCAGGAGGCTCCGTAGGAGTCTCCTCAGCAGGAGGCTCGACCGCAGGAGGCTCCTCAACCATCTGGCCCGAAATATCCGGACGGCTCGACATAGGCACAAGCTCAATAGAAGGGGTCTCAGACATCATGAAGGTACATGTGACCCAGGGCGGTGCCGTGCTCAATTTTTAATCCTCAAACATCGGGTTGGCCAGGCCATTCTCGAAGCGTAACCAGTTTAGTCCAATACAAAAGGCCTTTACTTCCCAGAGGTCCCCCCCAGGCGGCTTCACATCCAAGACAAGACGCAGGGAGTTCACACGACTCGCATTTAATGAGCCGCTCGGTTGATGTTCACCCGGCGTCTTAGCAAAGGAGTATCCATAGATAAATCGGGAAAAGGCCGCATATCCTCCCCGATGTGCATTGGCTGCCTGCTCCCGATAGAACTGCTCTTCAGCATCGCACAGGACGGTACCATTTACCTGTAGAATGGCATTCTGTAGGAGGGGTGTTGGGGCCCGTGTACCCCATTCCGTCTCCACCAAACTACTATAGTTTGTCCACTCATTATTGATAGACGTTCCCTTTCGTCGAACAAACCAGAGAATCTCTTCAATCGGATGATTCGCCTCTAAAGGAAGTTGGATACGAATACTGTCCGAATCCGCGCGCTTCCCCACAGCGTACTTCAGGGGCTCATCAAAGGAAAAGGTCTGGACCTGCCGATGAAGAATCTCAAATGGGTCTCGCAGCATCTTTGTGCGAAGTGTTCCATCTACAATCGCGCCATACGCAAGAAGCTGGACGGCCTTGAAGGGAGGCGCGGCCACGCTCCAATCACCTACCTTAGAGTCCCATACTGTTTCACCATAGGTGAAGCTAAATGCAGGAGCGCCCTCGAACAATCCACCGCTTCTCCATTGGCCAGGGGGCGAATCCCAATAGTACCAGTCTGTGCCAAGCGGCAGCGCAATATTTATTATGGGCGGCAACGGAGACCATGTAGACGTACTAGCATCCCAAGAGTAGTTACTTTCAACAGTAAATGACTGTATCGGAGAAGGAGTAACCCAGTTTCCTCGCTGAGTTGCCAAGGTAAAGTTCCAGTTATAGTTCACTCCATCTTGCGTAAGAATAAAACTGAACTGCGGAGGCACGTCCCATGATCCGGTCTTGGTATCAGCATTGTAGAGCCATATTGACGATTTGGGAAGTAGAGGTATCGAGGTTGGAGGCGGCACAGAGGTACATGTAGTCCGGTAGCCACGCATCTGTCGCACACATTCGGAGAAGGGCCTGAGTGTAACATTAATCTTTACATGGCCCTCTCGCATTGCAATCATTGGAAGCGCCTCTGTGAGCCGCGTCCGCATGAAAAAGAAGGGCAGAACACAGTTCAGATTCCCATTTTCTACTGGATAAATCGTCGGCCTACGAAGCCCATTTGTTAGGCGCTGTATAGAAACCTGGCCTAAATGGTCATAGGCAACCCCCACCTGCGTGTTAAATTCGGGAAACATACAGGAGAACACATGAATAAAATCACCGTCAATCGTTTCAATCGTCTTACCGTCGATTTCCAGTTCGGCGTGTTGAATAATACATGTGCCCAGACTGTTTGCATATTCCCAGGCTGTAGGACGGCTCGTAGGGCCATAGGACAGTTTTTCAGCTAGGTACATGTTGCGCGATTGCTCATCCATCCAATGGTCCAGCTGTATTTGGAGGGCGGTTCCAAGCAGCAGGTCGCCAACAACAATCGACCCGAGATCAAAGGTGAAGCGTTGACCAAAGGCACCAGGGCCGCGTAAGGCGATTTCTTGGACAGTGGGCGTAAAGGGCAGGAGCCGCCGTTCCGTATCACGCGCAAACCAGGTGATTTCTGTCCGAAGTGGAAACAGGTCATTTTCCTGCTGGTCTCGGTTAACGAGGTCAAGTAGAGTCGTAATAGGGCCATTTGCGCGCGGCTCATCATTAATCGACGCAGAATAGCTAATAGCATCTATATCGCTGGATACCTGGATTCCCTTCGCCTGGTCACTCGTAATAGGAGTATTGACATCGGACCCCTGACCTTTAAACATCCAATCTGTGCTGATGCCTCGGGAAGAAGAATCCGCTGTAGAAGGATAGGTGATCGTCGGAGCCGCAGGGGCGGATCCGTAGCGATATGATCCTGAACCCGAAAAGGTTCCAAGCGGATTCACTGTAGTGTTTCCCGCAACATAGGGGCGAATCCCTGAAAGCCACTGCGCATTAGCAGAACCGGCTGCTTGTGCCGCAAGTTGCGCATAGGTCAGCTGTGTAGGCCCAGCGGATCCACTCAGCAGATTTGTAAGATAGTTGCTGACATCATTGAGCGTTGGGGTCGCAGATTGTACAGCTGGCGAGACGCTTCCTGAGGAAGGAAACGGGGGGGCGTTCGGCGTTTGCTCCCCCGTTGCAGAGTTCGTATAGATTGTTCCCGCACGCAACCAGTTCGGCACAGGAATCACTTGGCCAGAAACAGAGTCCCTATAAAAGACTTGGCCACGAGAGTTTGCCTCCACGCTCCACTGTGGAGGCGCAGAACCAACCACAGTCTGCGGAATGCGGGAAAGATAGGCCTGCTGGGCGGCCTGGCCCGCAGTTACGGCCTGTTGATACCGAGTATCTGCTGGTGTTGGTGCGGCGACAGACCCAGTCGTGTTTAAGCCCTGAATCATGTTTCTCCATGAGGGTGGATAGCTGCCGGATGCTATATACTGGGCGGCAGCCGCCTGGTACTGTGCATCTGTAAAGGCGATAGCCCGACCGCTCATACTCTTTTAAGAGTATCGGCTTTATGTTAGTTTCCGTACTTAAGTACACCACGGTCAGCCTCAATGGAATAGAGTCCCCAGGTATCTACAACTGCCGTCATCTCTGTTGACGGCGCCCCCAAATTCGTATCATTTGGTGCGAGACTCAGCGAGGTATACAGCGTGGGTCGGTCCGCGGTAGTAAAGTTAATTGTTCCCTCGGGTTGCCGATCCCACGGCGCCCTGCGCCCTCGAATATCTCCCATATCCCAGGACATTTCTCCAATGCCATACCCCGGGTCACGGTCCTCCTTCGCATGATGGGTGAGAAGATTCCAGACATAGGGAGAAAAGGAGGTCTCTCTGTCTCTCGAAGCAATAATCAGCGACTGAGCCGTATAATACTCATTACCGCTGATATCATTCGTCAGTTTCCATCGCCGGTTTGCGCGCAAATCATTCTGCGAACGGGAATACCACAGAAGCCGAGAGGCCGGATGCTGCGCATCTACACGCCTGGTCATATAGGCCGCAACCCCCTTCACAATCGGGGCGTACTCAGCAGGACTGATGATATATGTATTTTCATAGGGATGCGAATAGGGGATTTCGAGGGGTTGCGACCGCAAGGCGAGCTGTGTCTCTCCATCGACGTAGGAGTGGCGCGTCTCAAGCTGAAGAACAGGAGAGGCCATCTGTGTCCGCTGGAGAGCCCTAAACGTCTCTGTAGCATGTACAAAGGTCGCGCCCCACGGCTGTGGGGCTGCCGTGGCCGTGGGGTCCGAGGACTCAATCAGCTGCTCCACTGGGCGTAGCTCAAGGCGCAGTTTAAAACTCTGTTTGCGCATCGCAATGCTCGGAAAGCCGTTGCGTCCTCCCAGAAAGGGCAGTTCCAGCCGAATCCTGGATGGGGTTGCATTGGCCGCAATCGAGGCTGCCGTACCGTTGTGAAATCCGGCTAGCGCGTTTTCCATATAGGCCGAGTTAAGGGAACCCCGTGACGCCCTTAGCGCAAAGAGCGAATCGCCGGTGAGTTCCTGAAGAAGGAGCTTGTCCTGGAAGATCTGAATCTTCTTGAACAGAAAATATCCAACACCATTCGTGTAGCCATAGCTGTTTCCTGTGACCTGTTCGGTATAGAGTAAGGACGGGTTAAGTGAAGCCTGCACCGGCGGATACCAGGAAGGGAGATCAATCAAGACTGTCGGGCGCAAGAAGATGTCTCCTGCTGTCTCAAACTCGAATTCACAACTCCGGCCAAACTCGGCACCGTTGAGGGGAGGAATACGCCGAAGTTCTTCCAGATTCGGTGGAATCCGGGTATAGCGATTCTCAAACGGATTGATTGCCTTGTTCGGATCCTGATCAAAAAAGAAGGTGTCCTTGTTTCCACGCGCAATCGCCTCGTAGAGACCACCTTCTGTTCTGAGGCCCGCACGAGTGGAGGCCATTCTGAAGAAGGTAGAGAGACTTGGCTTAAGCGCCAGCGGCTATAAGCGCCAGCGGCTATAAGCGCCAGCGGCTATAAGCGCCAGCGGCTATAAGCGCCAGCGGCTATAAGCGC